CATATCAATGATGTTCAAAGAGTAAATTATAGTGATGCTAGATTGAAATATATTGAGGAAAATTCAGACAAATTAAATCAAAAATTATTTAATACTAAACCGGAAATGGAGTTTGAACAAATATTAAAGGATAATAAAATATCATATATAAAAAATCACAGACTAGGCAATAGATTATTTGACTTTAAAATAAATGATAATATATTGGTAGAAATTGACGGACCATTTCATTATAATTTCAAAATGTGGGGCGATAAATCTATGTCTGACCAAGAACGGTTTTTATTATTTGAAGAGGGACAGAGACGAGATAGACACAAAGATAAAATTGCCATAGATAATGGGTTTAAATTATATCGTATACAGGTTGGTAGCAATTTGCCATCAGATTGGAAAGAAATATTGAGGCAACAGGGATTCACAGAATTCTAGAGTTTAACAATACAGTAACATAGAATATATAAAAACCTGGCATTTCTGCCAGGTTTTTATAGTTATTTATGAATTTCAATGGGTTACAAGTTTGTAACCCATTGAAATAACTCACAAAAACTTTAGATGGGCTGTATTGATTCCGACACCAGCTAAATAATCGGCCGCGTTCCCCAAGGAACTGGAAGTGTTATTAAGTTCCAGGTAACCATAACGGGTCATGAACGAAACAACTGGTTCGAATGTGGAAGGATCAATGATAACACCACTGCTTGTTAATGGTACATATGGGCAATAATAAGCCGCAGCGTCGATCTCTCCAGGTCCCTTGTATCCAACTAGCACGTTTGTATCGTCAGCAGCATACTGGTCAACATACACTCTCATGCTGTTGTTCAGTGTACCAACGAACTTTGTGTTGGTTGGAGCTTCGAAGGTGCCTTCTGTGGTACGAGCGAAAGCTGAAGTTGTAGCACTCTGTAGGATGGTAAGAGCGGTTGGGGAAACCACAACCCAGTTACCAGCGCCACGGCGTGTACGAGCAGCAATCAGGTTAGCACCACGGTTGATGAGGACTGCAAGAGCAGCATGTTCATCGCCAACGTATGTAGCAGTACCGGAAACGGCACCCTGGTCATATGTTAGTGTGGTTCCAGCAAGTGTACGCAAGCTGACTAGGATTTCCTGGTCAATTTCAGCGGTGATTTCCTGGGCTAGTGCAGCCATGATTTCTGCTTCGATGTCAATGCCTTGCTGAGCCTGTGCATCCTGTGCAGCTTCAAATGTCCAGCGAGCGGACAGCTTACGTGTCTTGGCTTCGACTGTTTCCTTGAGGATTTGGATGTTCAAGCGCTTACCAGCAGTGCCTTCAAGCACGCTTACTGGAGCAGCAGCAGGATAAGTGCTGTTACCATTACCAGAATAGAAACGTGCGATATCGAATGGGCTGAGAGCTTCACTACCGGCAACTACTGGAGTTGGTGTACCGAATGTGTCAGCATAACGAACGCGAAGTGTGTGAATCTGACCAACTGGTCCACTCATTGGCTGAACACCAATGATTTCGTTAGCGATAACTGTTGGCATAACACGACGAATAACAGGTAAAATAACCTTGTTGAGAGTAGCAACGTTACCAGCGCTTGTAGCACCTGGAGTTGCACTTTCAAAAAGGATACCACTCTTTGCCTGTAGGTCCTTACGTGTGTTTTCTAGGACGATTTCCATCACCTTCTTGCGATTGCCGGTTAGACCTTCGCAGAGGGCAGTCTTGGTAGCTGTCCAGTGTGTCTCGAAGAGGTTCTTTGTCATTTTAATATAGCTCCTTATTTCTTGATACCTGCGAGGTGAAGTAGTTGTCCAAGTCCAACGTCGTCTTGGGATTCTTCTATCACTGCTTGGGCGAGTTTATTGTTTGGTCTGTCGCCAGTAATGGCTACAGATTTGGATTTGGCAGTTTCAGCAAGGTTTAATTTGGCTGGGTTTGCCTGCGTCGCGCCGTTTACGACTGCTGGTAGATAACGTATAAAAGCTTCCCTCAAGTTTTGTGTCTTGACGTCTTTTAACATATCTTCCATAACGGCTTTTTTATCGCGTGCCAGAGGAGAAAGTAGTTCTTTTAGAGCTTCTTCTCTTAGAATGCGATCTTGTGCAGCACGAACTTTAGCGTTTGCTGATTCAACTAGCTTATTTTGCTGATTGATCTTTTCTTGTGCTTCGGCTAATGCGGCGGACTGTTTCTGAAGTTGACGTGATAGTTTTTTGACTTCGCTGCCTTCTGAAAGGTAACTAGCCATATATTCGGCTGCAACCGCTTCAAAAATACGACGCCCGAAATTGTTTTCACGTGCCTTCTTAATGTCACCTCTCCACTGTTCAAACTCGGTTTTAATCACTTCATTGAGAGTCTTGTCGACCGCTACAACTGCACGATTGATAAACTTTGTCTGAGCTTCGGAAAGTTTCTTTTTGCCTTCTTGCGCAAGTTTAACTCGCTGTTCAACCAATGCCTTTTTATCGGCATGAAATTCTGCGATTTCTTCACTTAGCTGCTTGAGAACAAAACCTTCTATCTTGTTGACGCGAAATTTTAATTCGCGAGCACTACTTTCTCTAATAGATTGCAGTTCTTTAGCCATTGTGCGACGCTGTTCGTCGAGGCTCTTGCGATCCTCCACAAATTCTACTATCTCTTGTTTAAGCTGCTTAGCCATAAATGTATTGAGCAGTTTTGCATGCTCGATCATTTTTGACTTATACATGTTCTTGGCTTCAAACGTAGCCTTGCTTAACTTCGCGCGCTGTCTAATCATTGCGGCACGATCCTCCGCAAATTCATTAAGCTCACTACGAATAGTATCAGATAGCATTGCGTCCATGGCTTCAACAAGCCTCGCCTTATCGTTAGAATAACGAACGGCGTAATCTTCCTGGAGCTTTTGCTCCACGGTTTTTACCTTGTTGTTAAAGGCTTCCTGAAGGGCTGACTTGACGTCTTCGCCAAGTACTTCATTTTCCAGGAGGTCTTTTATTTCCTTTTCCATAGGCCACTACTCCTTAATTAAGTTTCAACTCATCTACCCAGCCAAGCAGAATTTTCTTCAGATGCTTTTGAGCAACTGAGTCATGTTTCATACTTTCGGCTAGTTCATGAATTTTGTAGCCGTGCTTGCGGTTCATGATTGCCTCATACATAGGTGTGGGGTAAGCATTGGGCGCGCTTGGCTTTGCCACTATATCAACTGTAAGCATATCAAATTCTGATACTCTACCGTTGTCGTCTACGTTGCCTGAACCACGAGAGCTAACACCTAGTTTAACTCCACAGTCCAATAACGTTTTTACGATGTTGCCGCATGGTGTTGGTAATATTTGTAACTTACCGTAACCATTAGCGCCATCCATCCACATCTCCGTGATCTTGTGGCTGACTCGATCTAGATGTATTTGTAATTCTTGCGGATGATCACATTCTCCTAGAACACCTGCATCCTTTTTAATGGCATCATTAATGTTTTCCACAGCTTTGCGTATCTCATGCAATGGATATACTCTTCCGTTATGATTACGAAGATCACCCTGTATAAAGATACCTTTCATGAAAACCTTCTTATCCCCTCCCGGGACAGAATTATCTTCAGTTATGACTTCGGCATGTGCCGCATCATAATTTAGATGTTCTATAAGAATTCCGTTACTAACCATATTAAAAATACCTTATTGGTGGATCATTTGTAGAGTTATTTAATACCATACTGAAATTATTGGCTTATTAATGCAAATAATTAAGAAAAATGGACTGATATTCGAATATCAGTCCATTTTATAAGTATATTACTTAAGGTTTTGACCACCCTTGCTTAGAGGACTCATCTTACCAACTGTGTCTGTTCCGAACTGCTTAGCAGTTGTATTAAGAGCCGCATTTGGTTTGTTGCCTTCTTTGCTCATTTTTGATGTTCCAGTGGTCGAAGTTTTACGACGGTTATCAGCCTTCATATCTGGATCAGCGATCTTTAATGCCTCCATTGAGCTATTTGGAGCTTTTTCAATGTTGTATCCATTATGTGTAGGACCCTTGCCTGTTTCGACTGGTTTTGCACCGAAACGAGACGTTTGGCTCGGTGGAACTGGGCTACGAGCTTTATTACCATCACTCATGCCACTATTAGCTGCACCAACGTCCTTAGCAGGCACACTCTTTTCCATGTCTTTTGTAACAACTTCTAGGTCAAGGCTTTCTGCGATATCATCAAAATCCTCGTCGAGATCCCAAGATTCTTCTTCCTCATCACCTTCCTCGTCGCCTTCCTCACCGTCTGCATCATTACCACTCTCACCGTGCTCCTCGGCTTCAAGCTTCTCGAACTCGGCTTTTAGTTCTGCGAGAGCCGTTTCTAGATCACCAACTTTGGTCATAATGGCATCATGATCGGCGTGTTCATCATCGTCGTTATCTACTGTGGTGTCGACATCCATGTCCATTTCATCACCATCATCCCCGAGTTCTAATTCATCCTCGTCATCTGTAGTAGCGTTGAATTCAGTGGTGTCATCATCTTCGCTCATAGTTTCTTCGAAATCGATTTCGTTTTCCATTTCACGAATTCTGCTATCGACTGCGTCAGCATGTGCATCACGCTTGCCACGAGCATTTATATCATTTTCAAAATCCTTGCCCATATCTCCCGTGCCACCAATTTCTTCTTCCATGTCATCGTCATGACTCATCATTTCTTCATGAATTGCTCGCGCCTTTTCAATAAACACCTGATGAAGAAGTTCTTTTGCCTTTTCTTCGTCGTTCTTGATCAAATATTCAAGAACCTTTGATAGTTTTGATTTTGTACTCATTTTACTTGTCTCCCTTTGTCAAAAGTGTAAAACAGACTCAGATATATTTAACAATCTGCGTGTTAGATCATGATCTAACACGCAGAAAAATAACAATTTCTGATTAGTTTACTTATATTCCTGTATTTATGATGTAAACTGTTGTGCCTAATGGTGCCAGATTGGGAGTGGTCAATGTTCCTCCCTCAGGCAACGTAATAATTTGTCCATTACACAACGCCCAACCCGGTGGTATTAGTCCGGGGTTTGCCCACAATATAATTCCCTGTTGGGGCACGGCGTTATTATTGTTTGCGCCTATAACCAGACCATTGGCACCAACTTGCACATTGCTATAAAATCCAGGAGTGACATTAGTTTGCGTGTTTATAAACACATTCGCGGTCCACGTAGCACCATTAGCAACTGTATTGCCGTTGACATCGCCAATGAAATTTATAATTGATGGCGGAACATAACCGAGTGCATTTACTACATCAACATTTCCCAGAACGGTGGCATCAGTAACGATACCATTCGAGTTTACATACACATTGGTGAACCAAGAGGGAAGAACAGTTACATTTGCATTCGATATTACGTTTCCCTGTAGCACATTGATTAAACTAGTATCAATAACAACATTACTGCTACCATCAAACAATACATTCCCACTAACAGATCCTGTAAGACCAATTGTAACTGACGATGCAAGCGCATTTGCACTCATTGCTGTCCCGACAAATCGATATCCATTTGGATCTGTGGCTAATGTGATACCAGATGCTAACCCGCTTGGAAATCTAGATTGAAACGGAAAATTAGTATCACCTATAGTCGCATACAGTGGTAGATTTGCAGGAGATATATTAAAGTGACTCAATGCACTAACTATCAACCCTGCGCTGAAAAATACCAACACTTCTACTTGAGGCGTAACAGATGTAATCATTACTTGTGCAGTACCTGCATCACCATCAAATGGGGGTGACAATACTTGCCATTGATTACCATCATAAAAATTCATTACAGAAGTTATAGAATTATACCATATCTGTCCTTGTATAGGACTGGACGGAGGAGTACTACTACTAAAATTTTGTAAAAGATACACAAAGTTTTCGTTAAGTGCTAAACCAAAATTAACAGAATTTTGTCCTATAAGACCTAGACTGGTAGTAGTGGTATTAATTGTACTATTTGGAACACTGACCAAAAAAGTTCCATCATAATTTGTAATATTATATGGCATTAAAACACTCCACCTGCTGGCGCTTGATCGTCTGTTGCGCCATAAATTATTTCTAGAAAATCTCCTCTCATAAGTTCCTCCAGGTCTTTTGCAGCGCGCATTTTTTTAAGTTTGTTAAGATGCTTCAATGTTATAGTTGGTTTGCGACTATCTTTTACATTTCGTTGCATCAGTTTGTCATCATTAACATTTATATATTCTGGTTCTATTTCGTTGGCGTTCATGTCAGTCCCTCTAACTTGATATTTATTGTCCAGGCACTGGTCCGAGTGCCCCAATTGCAGCCGTTTCTGGTGCCTCTCCAGCAGCAGAACCTGTTTCAGTAGGAGCAGGAGCCTCTCCTCCTGGAAACTGCTCTTCTGGAGTTTCAATGGATTCTCCCGCTTGAGGTCGAATACCTACGTTATTTAACCCAGGTTTATTTTCGGATCCGATTTCTACACCGATTTTGTCTTTGACCTTTTTGGCGTTCTCTTCTTTCCACATCTTTTCGTTTTCTAATATGTCTTCATCTGTCCAATTTAAATAACGTTTCAGTGCAAAACGCTTGCTGATGTATTTGGCAGCTTCCGTTTGTATGAGGCTTGAAAACACCGCGATTTGCTCAGTATCAAGTGCCATTTGACGATATTGCGAAAAGCTCTGCGGCTCCCACATTTTTAATTCATATTCATCACTTTCAATTTCAATCCCACGAGATTTAACAAATAATTTAAATTCTTTGTCTAAAACTGGTGTCATTAAATTTTGAAACCGTTGACAAACTTTAGCGAATCTGAACTCTTGCACATATGCCGTACCAACCTTACCATCCGCGTATGCGGTTGTACCATCTTCTGGACCTGTTGGAAGATAACTGCTTGGAATACCTAGACCACGTATCATCTTGTTGTTGAAATACTTTAGGTCGTCGATCTGACCAAGATTTTCGCCACCAGGTAGTGTTTCTATCTTGGTACCTTTACCTTCACTATTGGTAGCCAAGAAGAAATCTTCATTGATTGCAATCGGGCTGTAGGCAGCGTCAAGTATACTTTGCCCACCGCCTGAGTTCTTGGTGAAAATACCACATGATAAAG